AAAAGTTCATAATTAATTAATAATTAATTAAAAATATGGAAAAAGACCTAACACCATTAGAAACAGAACAAATTTTTACAAAAAAAAGTAAAAACGATACCGATACCATAAAATTTATTACAGAAAAGAAGAAACAGATGAAGAAAAGTCAGTATCGAGAAAAATTCGATGCTCTCGCTTCAGAAATACAGCAGAACTTGATGAACACTGCTGTTTCTTACGGACAGAAGCTATATGAAAAATCTGGTTGGGGGTCAATGGTGTTCTACAACAAGATGGCTAATGGTGCTTACGATATTAACGTCTATCCACAGAAACTTACGGACCGGGACCAGAACCGTTCTGGTGTTCCTGTATCTCAAGAACCAATTGCATTCTCAAAAATTATTATCGCAACCTCTGTTCTAGCTGGAAAACTTCCAGATGCTACTGTGGTCGCAGATGATAAGGTCTACGGAAAAGCAATGTACGAATTGTGGAAGAGAAACTGGTCAATGACTGGTGCAAACGGTTCGAACACTCTGATGTTGACGTACCAAAATTTATTTACATACGGATGGGCTGCGTGGAGAGTATATCCAAGGCGAGTTCAAGTAAAAAGAAATGGAGTTGATAAAATTCTATTCGATGATATTTACCGAGAGCCACTAGAGGTTACAAGAACATGGCTTGGAATTGGTTTTAATAATGGAGATGTTTGGTCACAATCTGAAGTTTATTATGAGAAGGATATGCCTAAGGAAGATTTTCTTAGAATGTATCCAGAAGCAAAATCTGCGAAAAATAAAAAGAAATTGGAATACGTTTCAGTATCTGAAGAAGCTAAAGATGAAAATAGTGAGAAGACCCATACAAGCGTAACTATCGGATACTATGAAAATGAATTGATGAACCGATATATTGTTACTTGTGGAAAAATGGTTATTTACGATGGAGAACTTCCTAACGATGGCTCTCATGGTTCAGTAGTAGTCGCTCGTTGTTTCCAAAAAAATCTTAACGACCCATACGGTGTTGGACTATATGAAATGATGAGAGGTAACACTGCTATCTATACATATATCAACTCTCTAAACGCACAACAAGTTGAAGCGGAAATTTTCCCACTTCTATTCGGTGCTCAAGTACAAAATGGCTCCGCTACCTATAAGAGAGGACCAAACATTGTAAACCCTAAACACCCAGGAACTGATATTGATGTAGTAAAAACTTCCGGAAATGTTCAACAAGGAATTATATACGCTGACAAACAAAAGATGGCTATAGAAGAGAACACTGGTGTGAACAACATCGTGGCCGGAACTCAATCTGAAACTACTCTCGGTTCAACGGTTATCTTAAAGGAAGCTGCATACAATCGATTGACTCCTCCGAAAAATTCTATGGTTACAGGATTGGAACGAGATGCTCACATTGCAAATACATGGATGCGACAAATTTATCCTACAGATAAAATCTTCATGATTGATTCTCAGGACCAACTAGCTGAGTTCACAAGACAAAACCCAGACTACTATATTGAATCACAAGACGTTCTTGATGATAACGGTATTCCAGTTGGAATGGTTGCGGCTGCCTCTCAAAATCTACGATTGAATTTCGACTTCTCTCCAGAAGGAGAAGTTATGGAAAATGTTGACACTCGTCAAATTTCTGCAAAAGGATTGTTCGATGAAATGAAGAATACAGGACACATCTGTGATTACATTGAATTTATTATTGACCCAGATTCAATGCTTCTACCATCTCTTGAAATTCAACGACAAACATATATGGCACTGTTCCCTGTTATTACTAATCAGATTACATTGATTTATTCAATGAGAAACCAAGACCCTGAAGCTGCTGCTTCTCAACTGATGGCACTCGAAAAACTTCTTGATATTCAAAATGGAGATATCTTTGATTACATTTCAAAAACTGATTACGATGCAATTATTGCGAAACAACCTTCGGATATGCAACGACAAATGCAAGAAGCTCAAATGGAACAAGAAGCAAAGAACACTGCAATGCAATCTATGGCCGGAGGTTCTGGAGGAGGAGAATCACTTCCAATGGGACAACAAATGGCTGGAGATGGAATGGACCCAATGCAACCTCAAAATCCTAATGAAGTTCCACGACCACAATCACCAATGGGTAGTGCAGTTGATGCAAGTATAGGAAGAGCTGGTGCAGTAGGATAAAATATTATGGGAATACTTGATATTTACAATAAAACAGTAGACGGAGCAAAGAAATTATCTGGAAGTCTTTCTAGTGTTTTTCAATCAAAACCAATTACTTATGACAGAGAAGAATATCTTAGAAGCAAAGGATTACCTTCTGAAAAACAAGTTACTCCAACTATTCCAAAAGGAACAGTAAATCCTGCACTTATTTCTAAAGCCATTCGTGACCTTGAGTCTAGTGGAGGTCTTGACCCAAACACACCAAGAAACATGAGAAGAGAATATATTATTCCAGCTTTGAATGGAAATGAAAAACAAAGAAAAATATCTTATGATATTGGATACGGTGGAGAGTACGGATTAACTCCAGATGCATTAGCAGAACTTGCAAAATCAAAAGCAAACAAGAATGCTCCTTTATCTGAATACACAAAGTATGGTGCTCCTCTTCTTCCTGGAAAACATCCAGACGAGATTCAACAAAAACTCATGACACCCGAAGGTGCCGGTGAACTAGCAAATGAGTTTTTTATGATGAAGAGACAATCAAAAGAAGATTTCACTCCAGAATCATTGGCGAATGATTATATGGAATATTACGTTGGAAATGGAGGTCCTAGTTACACACCCAAAAATCGTGAACGGGTGTTGAATTATTTTAAAAATATAATGGAAAAATAAAATGGAAAGCGAACAAAACTTAAAACAAAAAAAGATTGCCTTAGCTACAAGCGAACACGCCTCAACTATTATTGAGTTGATGAAGGACTGTATGTCTAAAACCCCAATTATTGTAGACACTGAATGGGGTACAATTGTAAATGCAGTAACCCTAGAAGTTCAAGGAACAATGCTTCGAACAATGGTGGACTATTTAGAAAATATTAGAAACGGAAGTTTACACGAAGAAAAATAATATGAAATCACGAGAGTTAAAAAAAGAAAATTACACAGTTCAAATAGGATATTCTCCCGAAGCTATTGAGAAAAAATTAATGAAGTTCATTACAAAATCCGGAGACGAATTTGTAATCAGTGCGGAAGAAATGTCATCAATGATTATTGGTGGTGTTAATTCTGAAACACTAGAAGCCACATTTGTTGAATCTGATAGAATTAATGTTGTCGAGGTCGGTCGGCAATTGCAGTGTGTTCTTGATAAAGATATGAAGAAAGGTGAAAAGATTAATATCAATTACACCCATCCATTACCTTTAGAATTTGCTATAATAGAACAGTCTTACGGCATAGCAAAGATAAAGATGGATGTCCCATCATTAATCTTGACTCGAGAATACATTGATGAGGCAAAGAAAAAATTAAAACCTGAGATGACTGATTATATAAATAAGTTTTATAGGTCGTTTAAAAATTTAAAAATTAAGTAACCATCGTAACCACCCACGACACGGGTAGGATAAAATATATGGCAAATGAAAAAGATACAGTAGAAAAGGTAACAAAGGACCCAGTAGAAAAAGTAAAAAATGACCCTGCAGCTAAAGCAGAAAATCAACCTGCAAAAGAAACCAAGACTTCAAAAAAAAGCATTTTAAGAAATGTTGCTGGTAAAGAAGTTCCAGTTGAAGATTATTTCTTTGGAGGTATTGTTCCTTCAGGATTTGAAGGAACCTGTGGAAAACCTGTGGATAGAGAGGATTTAATTTCTGTGTTCAACAGGGTTTTCAAACCAGAAGATAACATCTTGTTTTATAAGCAAGCTGATAAAGAAGTTTATTTGGTAATTATACCTATTAAGTTTTCAACCGACATTGGAGAATTTAATAACTCAATCGAGGGAGATTTTCAAAAACATGCAATCTCTTTTTTGAACGAAGGTTCAGTAAACCCAGATACATTAAGAGCAAAACTTCTAAAAATAAATACTTTTGTAAAATATTCTGACAGATAGTTTGCAAATAAAATGTAACCATTATACAATTAATTTAACCATCGTCACCTTTCACGATACGAAAGGATAAAATATGGAAGATAATAAAAATAAAGAGATAAAACCGGAAGAAATTGACGAAGCAGAACTTGATAAAGTTCTTGAAGAATCAATCAATTCAGTTAAAGCTGGAAAAGACCTAACTCCTAAAAAGGAAGAAGGCAAGGTAGAAGAGCCAAAGGAAACCGAAGAGCCAAAAGAGGAAACTCCAGAAGCTAAAAAGAATCCTGAAACCCCAAAACCGGAGGACCCCAGCACCCCTCCTGTTGATGAACCAAAGAAGGATGAATACGATTATCGTATCCCCAATAAGGGCAAATTCGAATCTGATGAATCTTATGAGAAGCGAATTGAACTTATGGATTTAGTAAAAAAGCGTAAGCTTGCTAAAACTGATGAGGCTCGACAACAAATCTCAGAACAAATTAAGACGACCAAAGGTCAAATAAAAAATCTTAATGGAACTGACAAATTTATCAATCCACTCAACACGAGTGAAAAAGAAGTTACTACTCCTACAGGGGAAGTAGATGAACTTTTAGAAGCTGATAAGGAACGATTACGACAACTTGGTGGTGCTACTAAAGAAGATATTAAAGAAATCATCGAAAAGCAGCAACTCGCAGTTGAAGTAAAAAGTACTTTAGATAAATTCGTTGATAGACATACTGAGCTTTTAGATGAAGACACAAGAGAAGTATTCTTTGACTTCGTTGATTCCAACTACAATTGGCAAAACAAAAGTGGTAAGGAGTTAATGACAGTCCTAGAACTAGCTCGTGAAAGCATGTTCAAGCCATCAGAAACTATCACTGAGAGAGTTTTGAAAGGTGCTAACGTTCAAGAAAAAGTTAATGCAATGCAATTTCCCGGTGGAACCATCGCAAAAACTGAGTACTCACCAGAGATGCGTAAGTCAATTGATGAACTTACCTCAACTGGTCTATCAGAAGAAAAAGCCATTGAACTTCTGTCGGATGAATAACAACTGATTTTAACTAATCAATAAAAATTATGGCAACAGTAAAACAAGCCGTAGTAAAGAATACACGTCAACTAGCTCTTGCTAACAAAGAAGCAGCAACAGTTCTTACATTAGGAGAAATTCTAATGCAAACTGGTGGATACGCTGTTCCAGCGACAAGCTCAACTGTGAAAGCTGACTTGCTTGGTGTTTGTAACCAAACAATTGCAGCAGCAGAAGCATTGACTCAAGTTCTTTATATCGTGCCTTCAGATGAAGATACTTATATCTTCTCAACAACCAACAACTCAAATGCTACCGATAACGGACAAGCTATGGTTCTTGGAGCAAATTCAACAACAGTTAACAACACTGGTACTACTTCAGGTACTGGTATTGTTCAACAGGTCGATGTACTAGGAGCAGCTGCTGATAAATTAATTATCGGTCGTTTCTTGACTCTATAATCGTTATTAACTAATTAATTATAAAATATTATGATAGGAACAATAAATGATTATGCAGTTATCGTAAACAATGTTTTAAAACATGTTTCTCCTAAAGTTTCCCCAACGGTTAAGGCTGAATACCTTGATTTCATGTGTAAAGTTGACAACAACGAAAGAATTTACACAGATGTTGGTGTTACCGGTTTAGGAATGGCTGAAATAATCCCAGATGGCGGTATTGGTGCATCAGATGCTCCAATCCAAGGTTACTCAAAGAACTATGTTCAAATGCACTTTACAAAAAAAGTACGTTTGACATTCCAAACAAACTTCTTTTTGTTTGAATCAGCAGCAGCTAAAATTAAAAGCTCTGTTAAATCAAAAGTTCTTGAAGGAAAAAATGCAATTGAGCACGCTAAGAACTACCTTGCTCAATCACTTTTGGCTCAAGGATTCAATACTTCATTCACATGGAAACCTATTAACAACGTAGGAACACCTACTCCAATTGCAACAATTGGTGCGGATGCAGTTGAATACTGGTCACAAGCTCACCCTCGTGAAGACGGAGGTGCTGCATGGTCAAACGTTATCGTAGATGGTGCTACAAACTCTCCACAATTTACTTATTCAGCTTTATTGGCTGCACGAAGACTGCACGCTCTAAAGAAGGATGGTCGTGGAAATCCACTTATCTCAGACCTAGATACTTTAATTGTTCGCAGAGGTTCATCTGCTGCACAATTTGCTAAAACTATCAAAGGTACTATTGATAAAGGATTAGCTCCTCAGCAAACTAACGTATTTAATAACGCTCCAGCAACAGATACATTCAAAGTCGTTGAAGTTTCTCCTTACGAGAACTTGGCTATGGATGGTCTACAATGGGGTATGTTTGATTCCAAAATGGTCAACGAAGACTACGGTTTCAAATATATTGAAGCTCTTCCAACAAGAGCAGAACCAGCTGTTATTGATTTGTTAGGTAACCAAGACTTAGTGTTGAACTTCAACTCTCTTGCAGTTATGGGTGCATCAGACCTTCGTGGTTGGATGTGGAGTGCGGGGAATGGTTCAACCGTATAACATATTTATATATTTGTCAAGTAGTATTACAGTCTAATAACTGATATACTATTTAAATGAAAAATATAAAAATATGTATAAAGTGCGGAAAGAACTTTGAAAAGAAAATAACTTGTAGTAGAAAAAAATGGGAAACAATAAAATGTTGTTCTAAATCTTGTGCTAAGATTGGAGTTTCATCATGGTGTAAGGGAATACCAAAGACACCAGAACAAAAACTTCATCTTCATAAAGTTCTATTAGGTAGAACTTGTAACACAGGAAGAACACATTTTAAAAAAGGTATTTCTGCTTCTCCTAATACACAGTTTAAAAAAGGAGATACTTCTTATTGGAAAGGAAAGAAAAACCCACATTTCACTGGGGAAAAAAATCCTAGGTGGAAAGGTGGGATTTACCCAGAGCACTTAAAAATAAGACATTCTCCTGAAATGAAACAGTGGAGTAGAGAAGTTCTGAAAAGAGACAAGTACACTTGTATGAAATGTGGAAGGAAAAGAAAACCAGGAGACAGAGTTCTCTTAGAAGCTGACCACATTAAATCATTTGCGAAATATCCAGAGTTAAGGTTTGACCTAAATAATGGTAGAACTTTGTGTCGGGAATGTCACCTTAAAGAACCAACCCACGGTAAAAATACTACATTTAATTTCTGAGTTAACATACTCATTCTATATCTAAGTAATTGGATATAGAATTGAGTAGGGTAACTACTCTTTATTAGCTTAATTTTACTAAAATGTTACAAGATGTACACACAAGAAAAATAGCAAACTCAGTAACCGCCCCAGTTGGTGATACTGTTATTATACAAGGTGCTTCAGACCGTTGGATTTATGTTCACGAACTGATTGGAGACCTTGCTGCTGATGGGACACTTACAGTTTTGTCTGGAACAGATGTTCTCGCAACTTTTACGTTGGATGCTGGACAAGGTATTACTGTTCAAGATGAAGCAGGAGAAGATAACCGCCCTCGTTTCGAATGTAAACCTGGTGATAATTTTATTTTAAGAGTCACTGGCGGAACATTCAATGGAGCAATACATTATTCAATAAGATACTAATTATGGAAACAGAAATTACCCCAGAACAAAAAGAGCAACTCAATACATGGGCAAGCCAGAGAGATGCTATTCTCTTGGAGATTTCTGGTCTAACAACTCTTAGAGACACTATTCAGGATAAAAATAAACAATTATCAGAATCAAATTCTGATATTATTGAACAATCCGTTTTTGTCTCTGGAAGAATCGAAGAATTAAAAAAGAAAGAGTCAGAGTTACCCTTACTTATATCTAAAGAAATAGCTAGCCTTTCATCTGAAAAAACTTTACTAGAATCTCAAGTTACTGAATTAAAAAATTCAATAATTCCATTGGTTGAAAAGAAAGAGTCTTTGGAAAAAGATATTGATTTCTCTATCAAGACATTTGAGGCTGTAAAAACAGATACTCTTTCATTAGAAAAGATTGTTGACCATGTCAAGAAAGTTAGTGAACAGAATAAGTTTATTGTTGAAGATTTAGTTGAGACTATTAAAAAAAGTTCTCAAGAAGTTGTAGATTTGAATCAAAAGAACGTATCAGAAACAAATATGGTATTAGAAAAATTACCTGCAATGTTAGTCGAATTGCAAAAGACAAAATTAATAAGAAATAAAATATAATTATATGAGTTCAATAGGAAAAACAAATACGGAATTAAATCTTCCAGAAGATATAGAGAAAAGAATTAATGAGGTTCAGCAAGCTGTTTCTGTTTTAGAAAGACAGAAGCTTGATTTAGAAAATTCAGTAGGTTCAAAAAAAATACAAGAAGCTGAATTGAGTGAAAGAATAACAGATGCCCACAATGAATTAAATAGAATTATTTCTGAACAAAAAATAAGAATATCGTCACTTGATGAGAGAGAAGAAAAAATATTACAAAAAGAGTCAGCTCTTGATGTTTATGCTAATGCTCTAAAAAGTAAAGAAGAGAAAATCAACAAATACCTTGCTGTGTTTGAAAACATGAAAAGTATTGTAAGTAAGTAAAGTAATTAAAATGTCTTATCAATCCAATAAAACAGGAACAGAACTGACACCTGAAGAACAGATTGCTGTATCTGACCTTGGGGATTTTGGGTCACCGGGTCAAACTGTAATTGTTGATGAGACAGGTTTTGGTTTGGTATATGTTGATTTTCCTCCCGAAACCCAAACCCTCCAAGCAGTAACCGATTCAGGTGCTACTACTACAAACGATATAACAGCACAATCTTTCATCAAAACAGGTGGAACATCAGCACAATTCTTAAAAGCAGATGGAAGTTCTGATAATTCTACTTATTTAACTACAATTTCAGGAAGTGACCACGGTTCTCTTTCAGGACTTTCAGATGATGACCATGCTCAATACGCATTATTGGCAGGTAGAAGTGGAGGGCAGACTTTAATCGGAGGCACGGGTACAACAGACGACCTTATTCTACAAACTACAAGTGGAGTTGGAGCTACAGGTGCAGATATGATATTTAGAGGGGGTAATAACGGTGCTACAGAGTTTATGAGGATTTTGAATGGTGGGAACGTCGGTATCGGCACAACAGGCCCCTCTGCTCGTCTCCACACTATCTCTACCACAGAACAACTAAGGGTTGGCTATAATACTTCAAACTACTTCAATGCAACAGTAGGAAATACAGGTATAGTAACACTAGACGCGGTGGGTTCTGGTGCTCAATTTAATTTTAAAGACCCAATAATGCATGAGATGGGCACGGGATTAACTGGTGGGTGGATTGGATTAGGTATTGTTGGGGATACTGGAGCATGGGGAAGATTTGCTGCTGGTCTAGAGTCAGGAAAACCCTATCTAGGATTCGGACCAGGAACCGCAGCCAGAGATTCTTTTGTCTGGTGGGATGCAACAAATGTCTTGCATTGGGGAAGTGCTCTTGAAAGTGCAACACCAGTTATTGAAATGGATTTCACTCCTTCAGCATATTCCTTCAAGGTTAATGCTACTGTTAGCGGGGATTATTCCGAACAATTTATGGGCGTAAATCAATACGGGGCTTTAGGTATGCGATTGAATACTACAACGGCTCAAAATGCAGGTGTGACTGTATCTGGTCCAAGTGACACTTGGGGCAGAATTGGATTAGGACTTGATATGGGCGAACCCTTTTTAGGATGGGGACCGGGAAATGTCACCAGAGATATTTTTATGATTCGCGATGGTGGAGATTTGGCTTTTCAATTTGGCGCTCCATTAGCTGAAAAAGTTAGATTTACTGCTGATGGGAAGGTTGGCATTGGGACGACAGGCCCCTCTGCTCGTCTCCACACTATCTCTACCACAGAACAACTAAGGGTTGGCTATGATGCTTCAAACTACTACTCAACAACAGTTGCATCTAACGGGCTTGTCACTTTTGATGCGGTTGGTTCGGGTTCAAAGTTCACATTCTCTGACGCAGTAGAACTTGATGGCGACATTGACCACGATGGTTCAAACATCGGGTTCTTTGGAACTGCTCCAACTACAAAACAAACAGCTCTTACTACACAACTTACTACCATCACCCATACAGCTCCAGTATCAGCCGATTATGCTATTCAAGATTTAATAGATAGCTCGGCTGGTGCTTGTTTTGGATTTGCCACAAAGGACGAGGGAAACTCTGTTCTTGCTGTGATTGCAAATCTTCAAACAAGAGTGTCGGAATTAGAAACAAAAATTAAGGCATACGGATTATTAGCTTAACAAATTATTATGAACATATTTAACATAGAAAAAACAGAAGCAGAATTAAAAGCAGACGAAGTAAGACGTTGTGCAGAATATCGTAAAGGAACATTAGAAGCTCTCACATCAGCTTTTACAGTTTCATTTAATGATATTTTTAACAACTCAATCCTAACTCCACAAGAACATTTTGATTTCTTTGGAAACAATGCGGCTCAATTTTTTCAGACATTTACAGCCACAGCACAATTCATAAAATCAATGAACCCAGACTTTGAAGTTCCAACAATTCCTTATGAATATATTGTGAACGACGATGGGACAATTACGGTTGGAGAGAAAATAGAAGTAGTAGAAAAATAATATGACAACCTTTAAAGAAATAACAAACGAAGATATTTACCAAGAACTACAACACCTAAAAGAAGTCGGTCAAAAGACTTTAGAACAGGCTTGTAGAACAAACGGCAGAGTTTCTACCCTTGAAAAAAGAAGTATAGGAATGTGGATTGCCAATCACCCTTTCAAATTTACAGGTGTGATAATATTCATACTTTCATTTTTAGTTTCAGATATAAGACAGCCCACAATAAAAGCTATTGCAAGTTTATTTTTATAATTATATAATTAATATAAATCTATGTCATATCAAGCAAACAAATTAGGAGACCCAAACAATTTAGGATATTTTGCAACAGGTGCGGCTTTATCTGCGGCTTATCCTATAGGCGCAGCTGGATATTTCGCAATCGTTGCCTCTACAGACTCAATTTGGGTTTGGGATACTGATACAAATGCTTGGGTAAACTCTGGAGCTGATGTTCCAATTGGTCCAACAGGGTACACTGGTCCAACAGGATATACTGGTTATACAGGATTTGGTCCAACAGGATATACTGGTCCAACAGGATACACAGGGCGTACTGGCCCAACTGGTTATACTGGTTATACTGGAGCAGGAAACTTTACTGGTCCAACAGGATACACTGGTCCAACAGGATACACTGGTCCACAAGGAGTAATCGGTCCAACAGGATACACTGGCCCAACAGGATATACAGGATACACTGGTCCAACAGGATACACTGGTCCACAAGGAGTAATCGGTCCAACAGGATACACTGGTCCAATAGGTCCAACCGGATACACTGGTGCAGGGGCTTTTACTGGTCCAACTGGATACACTGGTAGAACTGGTCCAACTGGATATACTGGTCCAATAGGTCCTCAAGGTTCAACAGGTCCTCAAGGTTCAACAGGATATACTGGGCCACAAGGAACAGCTGCAGCTACTGGCGCTACAGGTACTACTGGCTATACAGGATACACTGGTCCAATAGGTCCAACCGGATACACTGGTGCTGGTAATTTTACAGGCCCAACCGGCTATACAGGATACACTGGTCCAACAGGATACACTGGTCCAACAGGTCCACTGGGTCCAACTGGTCCAACAGGCTATACTGGTCTGATAGGTCCAACAGGTCCACTGGGTCCAACTGGTCCAACAGGCTATACTGGTCTGATAGGTCCAACAGGATATACAGGTCCAGAATCAGTCACTCCAAGTAACACTGTTACCTTTACAAATAAGAGAATCAACCCTAGAATTGTATCAGCTACTTCTTATACCACCGATACAGGGACCTCTCTTTCTGTTGCGACTTGTGACGAGTTTGTCGTTACTGCACAGGCAGGTGCATTGAAATTTAATAATCCTGGTGGGACTCCAGTGGAGGGGAGTAAATTAATAATTAGTATAAAAGATAACGGGACAGCTAGAGCTTTAACTTGGGATACCCAATTCAATGCTTCAACCGACCTTCCTTTACCATCAACAACAGTGTTGTCCAAAACTTTGTTTATGGGATTCATTTTTAATAGTACAGATACAAAATGGACATTATTAGCATTACTTAACAACATATAATATGGCAAACATTAAACAAGTTCTAGGCACACAAGCAGACTTAACTATCACACTTGCATCACTTGCGAATGGGTCTGGTCGTGCTTCAACCGCAGTAGACAACACATCTAACCTTTACATTTCAGCAGATGTTAGAGTTCAAGTAAAAACATCAGGAACTTCGGCAACAGGATATGTTTCAGTTTATCTTATTCGTTCAGAAGACGGAACAGAATTTGATGACGAGTTCGCAGGTTCAGATGGAGCTTACACTCCTATCAACGCTTTACTTTTAGGAACTATTCTAACCCCAGCAACTGCTAGTTATTCTAAAGTCTTTGACACAGCAGAATTAGGTCTAACCCTCCCTGCCAAATGGTGTATTGGAGTAGTAAACTCATCAGGAAACGCCCTAACTGGAACAGCGGGAGACCACGAAGTATCAATTCGTCCCAAATACCTATCCGTAATTTAATTGAACTGCTATGAGAAACTTATCAGCATTTCAACCAAGCGGGAATACCAAAGCATATTATCCATTGAACAATAATTCAAACGATTATTCTGGCAACTTAAACACAGGAACACCAACCGACATCACATATCCACAAGGAAGATTTGGACAGGGTGCGAAGTTTAATGGAACATCAAGTTTAATCACAATAGCAGATAGTGATTCAATATCATTAACTGGGGATTTTACTATTTCTTTTTGGATGAAACTATTGGTTAATCCAGCAGGAAGTGATGCATTTAACATCTTTACAAAATATACACCAACGGGGAATCAACGCTCATATCAAATATTCTATGCAGAAAACTCTGGAAACTATGATATGGTGCTTACTGTCAACGCAGACGGAGCCAGTGCTTCTACTGCCGTTGCTTGGTCCTCTTTGAATCTTGGACTTTCTAATTGGAAACATATAGTAGTTAAATATACAGCATCAACACACTTATCAGAACTCTATTTGAATGGCAGAAGCATTAGCGTACAAGACTCTGTTAGAACTTCCATATTCAACTCAACTTCCCCTCTCGTAATAGGTAGCACCGCCGCTGGCGGCTCTTACCTAAACGGTCTTGTAGACGAAGTAATCATAGAATCCAGAGCATGGACAGCAAAAGAAGTAGAAACATATTATAGGAAGTCTACTTTGAATTATAAACCAAAGGGGTTATTTGCCAACCTATTACAAAGTTTTAGTAACTTCTTTGCTTTCTTTCAGTAGGAAGAATATAATATAAATATTAAAAACTAACCACAAAAACATGATTAAACCACTTTTTGATATTGCGGTTATTGCTAGAAACGAAGCTAAAACATTGCCAAGGTTAATTAATTCAGTCAAAGAATTTATGGAGAGAGGGGGCAATTTTTACGTCCTTGATACAGGATCCACCGATGGAACACCAGATGTTGCTCGCTCTTTAGGTTGTATCGTTCATGAAGTTGGTGACAAGTTCCGAATAAATATAGACAAAGAATTATCCGACAACATTAATAATAAATTCATTGTTGATAATGAAGAGCCTGTTGTAAAAGAGGGCGACTCTCTCTTTGATTTCTCATCTGCAAGAAACTACATTGCAGACTTCGCTTCCAACGATGTAATCGCTACTCCAGACTGTGATGAGATATTTACAAAATTTGATATTGATAAACTGAACGAAGTTATTGAAAATGGTGCAGAACAATTGGAATATGAATTTGTTTTTAGTCATGACCATTTAGGAAATCCAGTTATAAAATTCCGACACTGCAAATTTTACAACAGAAAAAAACTACACTGGGAAGGAATCATTCATGAGATTTTGGTTGGTGATGCTAAAATGGTTTATCTAGGTGAAGATATTATAAAGCTCGAACACTATCAGAATGTTGAAACTAATCGGTCAGGTTACTTAAAAGGTCTTGCTGTTGATTGTTATAAACATCCAGAAAATGATAGAAATTCACACTATTTTGCTCGTGAGATGTTTTATTTAGGAAGACATAAATCAGCCATTAAGGAATTTAAAAATCACATTTCAATGAATAAATGGCCAACAGAAGCCTCTCAATCAATGCTTCATATTGCGGAATGTTATAAAGCCCTAGGTGACTTCGATGAAATGTTGAAGTGGTGTGCAAAATCTGTGGAAAAAGAAGCAAGACGGGAACCTCTTATGTTGCTTGCAGAATATTATTTCCACAAAGGAATGTATCCTCAAACAATTGTGTATTGTGAAGCAGCTCTTTCAATTACTCAGCTTCCTTTCTATTCAAATCATCAACCTTATTATGAACATGTTCCTCATGAACTTCTATACACTGCATATTGGTGGAATGGAAATAAAGAAAAAGCGAGAGAACATTATTTCAAGGCGGTTGCTTTTAATCCAAGTAATCCTAAATATGCTCAAGACGCTCAATTTTTTGTCAAGTCAAAAATTGAAGATTACACCGACCGTATAAAAAATAATGAGAACTTTACTTTTGTTAAAAGAGGCGATGGTGAAATCGCTTGTATGAATGGTGAGAAAGGAGCGAATTGTGATAACCATCCTTATTCAGAAGAACTTGGTCAGAAATTACTAGAATCATTTGAACTTCTTAAGGGGAATGCAGAAATAGCTGAGTGGGATAATCAGAAATTCTATAATACATTTCTACATAGAACAGACAATGATTTAGAAAAAGTTAGAGACTTTTGGGTAACAGTTAAAAACTCTCCTAGACGTAAATTCTTTATTGGACCAGAAAGATTGAAAGGTGCTTCGGATTTTTTAAACGCCGAGTTCATAGAGGTTCCACTTGTCAATGCTTTTGAGTATCTTAAAACCATTTCGTTCGAAGGTCCAGATGAAAATGATATTTGGATATTCAGTTGTGGTATGCCAGCAAAGTGGTTAATTGCTCAATTGTCTCTTCATGAAGAATCATTCACTTGTATTGATGCAGGAAGTTCTTTCGACCCAGTCTTTGTTGGAAAAACAAGAACAGAACAAGCTGACCAAGAAACACTGAGACGACTTTACCTTTATAGACCAACTCAAGAAGAGCTGAATACAATGTTTTCAATTTCCCAAGAGACTCATCCTGAGAGACTTTTCAAATTAGCAAGAATAACAGACGAAGATAAAGTCATTTATGATTTAGGATGTTCTACTTTCAAAACATTACCGAGAGCTATCGGTGTAGATATTGAAAATAAAGCAGGGGTTGATTTAGTCGCTAGTGTTGATGACTTACCAATGATTGAATCTGATTCTGTTGATGTAATATTAGCAAGTCATATTTTGGAACACATAGCTGATACCAACAAAACTTTAACTGAGTGGAAAAGAATTTTGAAACCGAACGGTCGGATAATCTTTATTCTTCCTGATGATGAAATAATAGACACACTGAATCCAATGCTCAGTGGCGGATATCATCTTCAAACTTTCACTCGCCAGAAACTTGCAAAGATTATTGAAGAGTTTGACGGACTTGAAATGGAGGAGCTTGTAACAGTGATGAAAGGCTGGAGTTTTGGAGGAATCATCAGAAAACGATTATTGTCCTAAAGTTATATATGATATACTTTAGGTATGAACAATTATTATAAATATAACAAGGAGTGGAGGTTAAAGAATAAGGACAAAATTAGAGAGAATAATAGAAAATGGAGATTGGCGAATCCAGATAAAGTTAAAGAATCAAAGCGTAGAGATTATATTAAGAATAAAGAAAGGTATATTGAATTATCAATAGAATCAATAAAAAGAAGAAGAGAGAAAAATCCAGAACTTTTTTTACAAAAACAAAGAGAAAAGGGGGCGAGGTATCATAAAACACCATTAGGTATTTATCACGTCTTGGTTAGTAGAACAAGAAAAAAGAAATATATCTCAATTATAGATAAAGATGAATTTATTCAGTGGTATAAAAACGAAGAAAAAAAATGTTCTTATTGCGAAATCCCAGAAGAGAAGTTATACTTAATAAAGAATTATAGAGGTAAATTACGTTTTAGTATAGATAGGAAAAGTAATAAACTTGGATATATTAAGTCTAATATTTGTTTATCGTGTATGACGTGTAACATGGTAAAGGGTGAAACATTTGACGTAAAAACTATGAAAAAATTAGCAAATAAATTTATAAAACCACTATGGAAAAAACAATAGAAACACCTTCGATATCTTTTATTATCCCTACCCTGGATAGAAGTGAAGGCCTAGAAAGGTGTTTGAACTCAATAAAATCATTGAATTATCCACAAGATAGAATTGAAATAATTGTTAAACAAGACTTATTTAATGACAGACTTGGAGTTCCAAAACTTGTTAAACAGGGGGTTGAAGAATCAACTGGTGATTGGATTGTATATGCAGCAAATGACAATGAGTTCACACCGGAATCAATTAACGAAGCGTTGAAGGTTGGAGAGAAAGGTTATGTGGCTTTCAATACAGGTGAAGTGTATCCAGACAGAGGAAATATCAACGAGCATTTCATGATTAGGAAAGATATCATTGAAAAGATTGGTGAAGTATTTGATACAGATTTTCATCATGTTGGAGTTGATAATTATTTATTAGCTCAAATGGAGAAACTCGGAATCTTTGTTAGAGCTGATAAAGCGATTGTACATCATTATCATTTCTCAAAAGGTTCTCCAATGGATAAGGTGTATGAATTAGGCTGGGAAAAAGTAGAAGAAGACCGAGCATTATTAAAAGTTAAATTAGAAAATTTATGGACAACGAATTAGAAATTTATTTAGGTTGTATAGACAACCAAACTGATGAGGAGAAAGAAAAAAATTATCAGCAAAGTGATGTAGTGGCTTCAGTAGCAACTCCCACTTTCCCAGTAAAAGATGTAAAAGATTTTGTGAAGTATCCAATACGTTCACAGGGTTCAAGTAGCCGGTGTGTCACATTTACTTATGCGAAAGAACTTTCAATTTGGTTCTTGCAGAAATATGGTGTATGGGTAGATTTCTCAACTTGTTTTCCATATCAACTTAGAAGTGATATCAATAATGGCGGAGGATGTAGTTCAGTAGATATATACTCTATATTCCCTAAAATTGGAAATATCTTTGAATCATTTATGCCAGGAGACGGTCTAGGAGAAAAAGATTGTATGGCTGTACCAATGCCTACTTATGCAAAAGATTTAGCGAAAGTTTTAGAGATTAAGAAAATTTCTCTTCCTTTAGATTTCGATACTGTTGCCTCAACCCTTCAACAAACTGGTAAAGGTGTAATGGTTTGGTTCAAGTTCAATAGAGAAGAGTGGAAAGATATCCCGGTTTATAGTGGTAAACCTTATACATCAGGACATTCAATCATAGCGATTGAACCCGTAACTTATAATGGTGTTGAATATTTAGTTTGCGATGAATCTTGGGGTCTTGGACATTCAATGAACGGTCAAAGATTAATCAGTCGTGATTATTTCAACAAAAGATGTTTCTTGGCTTCTTATGTTATGGCCTTCAAATTTGCACAGCAAGGAAGCGACAAACCAAAGTTTGATGGTACAATTATATCGGCTCAAACATGCTTTGAGTGGTTAGGATTATTCCCAACTAATGTTTCAAAAGTCGAGAATTGGGGCCCAGTTACTAGGTCTTCTTGTATAAAATTCCAAAAGCAATACGGAATTGTACCAGCAGAGGGTAACTTTGGACCATTAACAAAATCAAAATTAACAGAAATATTTAATTGAAATTATATGAATAATACATCATTAACATTGAATGAAGCAGGAAGCTTACTATTAGGTGCAGGACTTGTGCAGATTGGAACAGATGCAGGGATTGGACTACTTTTTGTTGCGGTTGGAGCAATTCTAAAAATTGTTGTAGCTGTTTTGAACAAAAATGGGATTGCAGTGAGTTCAAGTAATCAAGGATAATTTGATTTTAAGAAACAAAGAGTATAGAATTAAGGTATGTCAAAAGGTATTCCAATTAATACAAATAAAATAATATGAGTTCTTCTTTTCCTCAAATTCGAGTTTTTCACAATATAGGAAATACCCTTGAAATTCCTAATCAATTGGATGTCAAGACAACGACTTATATAAGCAGTAACATAGCTTCAGCGGTCCTTGCTGTCCCTGTTGATAACGCTGCAGACTTTATCGCTGGGGATATCATGTTGTTACTTTCTTCTATTGGTTCAGAAAACGCTGAGATAATTAAATCTACTTCTCACACAGCTACGTCATTTGTAACATTAGCAACTTCCAACCTTCACAACAGAGGAGACTCTGTTAGCGAGTTAAAATACGACCAGATTGTAATTTCTAAATGTTCTACAATAGGCGGAACTTACTCGGTTTTAGCTACTCAGACTTTCTTCACCACTCAGCAAAAAACAGTAATCTATGACAGTACGGGACTTCCAACAGATTACTACAAGGTTCAATGGAAAAATTCCATCACTGGTTTAGTGTCGGAATTTTCCTCCCCAATCAGCGTTGATTCCTATCCAACAAACTCTGTTGCTTCAGTTATATTCCCAGTTCTAAAAGCTATGGGGGTATCAGAAGGTGACCCAAAAATAACTGTAGATTTTTGTCTATCAGCCATTGACGATGCACGAAAATTCACTGAAGCAAAATTGTATGGTATCAGACACGCTTGGCAACAACAGTTTGAATATCCTATTAAAGTTTATGCTGGAAGTAATTCCATAAACCTCCCTGAAGATATTGATTTCTCTGAAACAGATAGGTCGGTATTGGCTTGTAGGTTTATGATTGGAAACGTTCTTACACCTTTCAACTTGAAATACATTGATAAAAGAAGTTGGAACCAAATTGCATTTTCAGTTATGGGTGGAACTACTACAGCCGAAGCTCTGACTGGAGCTACTTCTATTACGTTAGATAGCTCCGGGGATTTTCCAAACACATCAGCTGGAGTTGCGTATGTTGAAACAACAGGGTTTACTCAAACAATTATGCAAATCGCATATACCTCAGTAGACCTTACAACAAACCAACTCCTAGGCGTTACTGGAATAACAAGAGATATTCCAGTCGGCACTCGGGTTTGGTCGAGACCCACAATTTCACAGCCGATTTATTATACTGTTCACGGAGATAAGTTAGTCTTTGATAGAATTATTCCTGATTCAATGCAGGGGAATAACATATATATTGATTACTACAAAAAGATTGATGAGGTTCAAAATCTTTATCAAGTTCTCCCTGAGCATTATCGTGAAATTTACAAGTGGTATCTTCGTTACGCCATTAAATATCGTAAAGATATTGCATTGGAAGGTAACGACCCGGATTTAAAGAAGTTCGAATCATTAGTAAAAGCTTTGTTTGATAATCTTTATACGGGTCAGGATACCACGATTATAACATCTTAATAAAGATATGTCAAATATTATTCATTCAAAATTTAAATCTTCATCAAATCCAAATAAGGTAGAAAGAAATTTCTACAAAGTTTGGAGTGAAATGAATCGGAGATGCAGACAAAAAACTACCAACAGAAATAATAAATCTTATTTCAATAAGGGGGTTAAAGTGTCTGATAGATGGAAAAAATTTGAGTATTTCTTTATTGATATGTGGGACTTATATCTTTTACATAGAGAAATCAATGAAAATGACACAGAGTTAGACCGAATAAATAATAAAATAGGTTATAGCAAGATAAATTGTCATTGGGTTACTCGAATGGAAAATATGAATAATACAGGAAATGTCCGAAAGTTAAATGGTAAAACATTTAGCCAATGGTCGAAAGAATTAGGTATAAGCAGAGAAACTTTAATGCAAAGATTTTATGCTTATAGGTGGTCAGCAGAAAAAACTCTATCACCTAAACTTGAGAAGCCTGGTCCCAAGTCAAGAAACAAATTACAAGTTAATTAATTAAAATCATGGCATATATTAATCCTTTGATTCCAACAGTTGATGTTCAACAAATGGAACAACCAAAAAGCAGTGGTTCAACACCGCTTATTACTTTCGGTACAGTTATCGGTACACCGCCAACAGGAACAACCTATGGAGGTCTTTTTGCACTAGAATGTCTATTGCAAGACCTAAATGGTACTGCGGTTTATCAAAACGTGGGTACAGTTGCTAGTCCATCATGGTCAGCAATCGGAACTGGTGCAGCGGGTGCAACAGGTCCAACAGGTCCTCAAGGTCCAACAGGCTATACTGGTCCAATCGGTCCAACTGGCTATACAGGTCCAACAGGTGCAGCTTCAGCAACTGGAGCAACGGGTCCTACAGGTCCTCAAGGAGCAACGGGTCCTACAGGTCCAGTAGGTACTTTCAGTACAGGTCCTTGTAACCCAGCAACTATTACGATAGTAAACGGACTTGTGACTAACGTAACTGTTTAGTTTTTCTCCCCCCATCCTTATGTTTTGCGGTATAGGGATGGGGGATGGGAAAATTAAAATAAAAATATAATGTCAACAACAATAGAAAATATAAAAATTCCATATCCGACAGAAGGCGTTATCCGCTCAGCTCAACTGAGCGATACGGTCTGTCCTGAAAATTCAGTGCAAATAGCAGTGAACGTGAACTTCGATACAATTGGTGCGATGACTACTAGGTTGGGTATTGCAACTTACGCCACATCCTTAGCTGGGAGTGTTACTTCTTTGGGAGCGTTGAATATTCAAGGTGGAGTGAAAAGACTCTATGGTCAGGTTGGTACTAATATTTCTGTATGGAATGGAGCAACTTGGAGTACTGCTAGAACTACAACAGTTTCAACAAAAGCTAGATACAGTCAGTGGTTGAACAGATTATATATGGTCAACGGTACGGATGCTTTGCAATGTTCAAATGGAGGAGCCTTCTCAGCTGAAGCTGGGTTTATTCCTGCAACTGCAATGCCTCTTGGAGATTTTATTCAAGCTGGATTTGATGGAAGAATTTGGATTGGAAATAAAGCAAACGATGCTCTGTATTATTCAGATATCGTTCAATTTACACCACCTTCAACCTACACGGTGACTTACGATGTCTCAAACTACATTGAAACTTTCTCTCCTCAAGACGGTGAATCAATGACAGGATTATTTCGAGTTCCAAAAGCTCTCCTTGTTTTCAAACAGAATCATATATACCGTGTTTATAATTCCTCCAACGTTGATGCCTACCCTGCCTACAACGTAGGAACGTATTCACAGGAATCAATCGTTCAAGCGAAAGATGGTTTGTATTTCCACCACTCATCAGGATTCTACAAATTTAATTACGATGGCCAACCTACGGAAATTTCTCGTAGAATTATTGACTTCGTTAAAGCTATTCCTCGAACTTCGTACGAAAGCATTTACGGTATTTACGATGGTTTTGATGCTGTGAAGTGGACTATCGGGTCCGTTACTGTGGAAGGAGTTACCTATGCAAATTGTCAAGTAAGATATTCTATCTCTACTCAAGTCTGGACCATTTACGATTTGGGAAGTACTGTAACTGCTCTTATTAGATATGATAATGGAACAACCATTGAACAAGTTGCAGGAACTTCAACAGGAGTAATTGCGAAACTTGATTCTGGAAACACAGACTTGGGTAGTTCAATCTATTTCGAAGTGATTGATAGATGGCGTTCTTACACTGAAATGTACTCACGTTCGAAATCAATCAGCGGTATTATGGTCGCCTCTGATAATGGGGCAGGAACTAAACTGCAATATCAGGCAGAGAAGCAACAACCGAATGTATGGACTGACATTGATTCTATAAAAAATAATTATATCGCACTGTTCCCAAATGCTTCAACAGTAGATTTCAACAAATCACGTTTGAGATTATCTGGTAATACTACAGGTACTCCGATAGTGTTCTATGGTATTGAACTTCTAGCTATCCAAGATAAAGGATTAGACCAAAATTAATTATGCAATTATCTGAATTATATTTGAATAGATACTTATATAAAGATACATCTCAGGATTCTTCTACAAAAGATTCTGTTTTTCAATCTGTAGATTCGAGCACTGACGAACCAGCTTCAATTCCTTCAGGTGGTGCCGCTCAAGATATTAATACAGGTAACGTTATGATAGACGGTGCACAACTAGAACCGGGAACTTACCCAGTGACAGTTCTGGATGTTTCAAACTGGGGTTGGGGTCAGACTTGTACCTTTGTTTCAACTGATGCCAACACTGTCACTTGGGGTTCTGGAACATTCACTTCTGCGAGTGGAGTTTCATATTCTATATCTACTGGAAACACTGGGAACATGGTGGCTAAGACATATATATATTTGGACCTTTTAGTATCAGAAACTGCATATCAAATCACTACAACTTCTTCAGACTCTGTTGGAATTGGAAAAGTTCTAGTGGCCGTTGCAAATCCAGACGGAATTTCCGCTACCTATAATATGTCTGAAGCTACTCAGATTGTTGGAGATAACATTCTTGCAAACAGTATCAACGCTTCAAAAATTACAACAGGACAATTGATTGTGGGAACAAATGTTGGACTTGGAACAGCACAGGATTCTAGTGGTGTAACCACTATTATCGGAAACACAGTTACAACTGGTTTCGTAAATGCTTTATCTATTACAGTTCTAGGTACTGTAACAGCCGGTACTTTGATTGGTATGACAATAAAAACTTCTACTACAGGAGATAGAGTTGAAATTTCAAATGATGAAATAAGGGCTTACGACTCATCTGGTATTTTAAGAGCACAGCTTTCTGGAGATAGTTTATATTTTTCAAATTCATCTGGAAATAGTGTCGGGTATATAATCGGAGACACCAGCTCTATATCTTTATTTGCAACTGCAAATAATGGGATTGCGATTCTTAGTGGTTCTTCGACAGGCAGTGGCGCTGCAACTCTTTCTGTCGGGGGTTCTACTTATTTTACCTCCACAAGTGATCTTAATATCTCTTATAAAGATTTAAG